TCCTGCCACTCGGCGTCCATTGCGATCTGGCCTATGGCGGGGTCATGCGGATGTTTACGAGGTCTTCCCCCGCCTTCACCTTGAGACATTGCTGTCACCTTCTTTCGGATAAAGATGAATGATCATTTAGTATAGCCGCACTGCTCTGGAGTATATCCGACGTGCTGGAGCAGTTTGGAAATATCGTCGTCCGTTTGCTCTTCTGACTCTTCGCTTTTCCCACAATGCTCACAGTCTATTGGGCAGGCGTCACCATCGCAAACGTTCGGATTGTATGCATAAAGGTCGCTCATGATTCACGCTCCTTATACGGTTCTGCCAACCACCGCTTGATATCAGACGGGGGCAGCACGAGTATAGAATTTACCGCGTTGTCGCCGAAGACTTCACGGACTTTCATTTCGTTGGTGACCAGAGGATGCTCTTTGCTCCATTCGGTCACAAAGTGTATGGTATCTACCAAATCAGTTTCGCAAGTTGCTTCGATGATATTGGAACAAATATTATTGACTCCATGCTTTCGCAGCGAGCATTCCTTACACGCCCCAATTTGTGATTTGCACATCCTTCTCCACTCACTCATAAATTCAAGTGCATCCATCATTGCCTTAATACCTCCTTCAGTGCATTTGCGAGTTGTAAAATGCCGTCAATCGCTCCAAGGACATGGACTCTGTAGAGATTGTCTTGGTCGTTGTTGTTGAGAACGTCCATTGACTCTCGTGACATCTTCTCCGTAAGAAGCGCAACGTTATGGTCGATGCAAGCTTCGTCAATCTTCATGCTCTGGCCCCTCGTATGGTTCATCCCATTTGAGAACTGGTCCTTTTACAGCGTTTATAAAATAGTCTTTACTGAATATAACGTCTCCGTCTGGCAAGAAACCAAACACTTCTTCGAACTTCTGCGCGTTTGTCTTTGGTGGATTCTTTTTACTCCATACCTCGACAGACGAAACAAGCGTTTTCATATCATCTTCTGGCACTTCTCCTAAATTATCCAGAAAGCAGATGTCAACAGGACAACAGTGACAATCGGTTCTGCGGCACATCCGCTGTGCTTCTTTGAGAAATTCAAGCGCTTCCATAATCATTCCTCACTTCGAATTTTTCCCGCACGTTACGTCAGTCCTATAATAATTTGGAATTGGCGTTGTCTTCTGCCACAGATCGTCATAGGTCAGTGGTGGCCTATTCTGAACGCTTGCTTTCCCATCCGCGACGCCTTCGTTATATGCATCTTCTACCATCTGCTGAATCTCGTCCACTGTGATCAGGAGCTTTCCGTCTTGGTCAGCTTTTAAAATTATTGGTCTCATGTTCATTCCTCCGCTTCAATAATGGTTGGTGCAGCGTTCACCAAATCTGCAAGGGTATCTTCATACTTCGGATTAATAAAGTCTCTGTTCCAGAAATATGCGTTTTCTTTTTCAAATGCATCCGCATCGATCAGCCTGCCGTGCGGTGTTGGAACATTTTCGAGAGGACAATCATCATCACGCTTCGTATTCCAGATTACGTTCCCTGTAAAACAGCAACAGCAACCACCAACCATTTTTGTACCATCCGGTTGCTCATATTCGATATTTGGGTCTGCATATATGAACCTACAATAAGCGCAGGTTTTCGGCATCTCCATGCCCTTGATGTAAACTCCCATGCTCACCTCTCCCACGAAATCTGCAATGACTGTTTTGCTTTTGTCCAATCATACGCAGACAAAATCTTGAGCACTTTTTCTGCTGTTGGTTTATCACCGCACACAATCATGAACGGCAAATCAAAGCAATGCCACTTTCCAGGAGCGATGTTTTCAGCTTTCTCTTGCCTCATTCCACTCAGCTCTGTCTTATCAGCATCCGAAAGCTCAACACCTGTTTTATCTTCAATTTGACTTATGGTTAAGTTCCCTAACATAATTCCCATGCTCATTCCTCCTTCGGCGACTCTGGTAACGGCATCCAGTGGGTGATCTTCCCAGTTCTGCCAAGCCCGCTCCAATAATTTACGTCGGATACTTTTGACACTTCGATTTGTGAAGCATGTGGATTAGGGTGTAGTTCTTTACCATACACAAGAACATATTTACCTTCTGGTGGCATCTGCTCTGTAATAGGAATCCACTCGCTCATGTTTCACCTCTCATTTGATAATTCAACAAATAACCCGGCAATCATACAAATCAATAAGTAATATTTGAAGGCATAGAGGTCACCATGTGAAACTAACATTCCTACAATAGCGCCCAAAACACTACCAATCACATAGAGCAAATATTTCATGTCTCAACCTCTCTTCTGATGTACTCATCCATTACTGGCCTCCAACGTGATCAACTCCGCATAAGGTAAAGATGTAATCCACTGGCAGAAATCGTGCCACTCGCCCAGCTTGTGGTCTTTCCGGGAGTGGTATATATGCTTTAGAGTCTGGTAGTTCGTACTCCAAGTCCGGTGCTGCATATAGGATTCCGGGAGCAAAGCAATCATGCTGTTCCAGTATGAGCGCTCCTTGGTGACATTGTACATCGACCGGCAGCGGTTCAGTTCCTTGATGACATCACACAGGACGCTTATTGTCTCATCATCAATATCGTCGCGTGAGAAGTCGTCAAAGGAGAATTCCTGCTTGTGGATGCAGTGCATGGTGGAGTCGGAGTTAGCAACCGTGCCGATTTTGTAAGTGTCAAGCTGTTTCCACCAGTACAGCGGCGCTTTGATATCCGCAATCACCGGGAGCATACGGAGGAACTTCCCGTGGTCATCCCCTGCCCGTGAGAGGCGCTTCATGAGGTCAAAGTCGGCGTTACCAATGATGTAGGATACTTCGCCTGTCTTCCCGTCAAAATGCATCCTGCTGTCTGTTTTGTCCCACGATGCATATGGATTCCTACACCCGGCAATAACTGCCATCCATTGGGATGTGCTTGGTTCAGCGACAGTGTTAATTTCAATCATCCTCATTCGCCTTCCCTTCTGCTTCGACGTCGTAGGCCGCCTGCAAGGCATCATTCCATCCATGTTCATAATCACCTTCTGGGGCAGGAATCTTTGCCTCCAGAAGCGATTCCGCTCGGATCATCTTATCCGATGTAGTATTCATAAGCACGTTTTGTCCTTTCATCATTTTGTGCCACATATTTCATAGTGGTATCCAGTCTCACGTGTCCCAGCACTGCCTTGACTTCCTGAAGAGGCATCTGCTGGTTCACGGCGTTGGTTGCAAATGTTCTTCTGAATCTGTGAGGGTGTACGTTCACGACGTCTGTTTTTGCCTCGATGCGCTTCAGCATCTCCCGGACGCCGTTTGTTGTCATGGCGCCTCCAGTTTTGCTGCGGAACACTGGTTCGTTGCTACGTGCTGGATACTTTGTCAGGTACTTCTCCAGCGCCCATGCAGTGACGTCGTTGAAGTATACCTTCCGGTTCTTTTTGCCCTTACCGCGCACACGGCATTCTCTGCCTTCCAAATAAAGGTCTTTTACGAAGAGGCCACACATTTCGGACACACGGCAACCGGTATTGAGCAAGAACTGAACAATCGCATAGTCACGTGGATTGCTGCACGCTAAGAGTATTTTCTGGATATCAACGTCGGTGAACTTCTCACGGACTTTCTGCTCGACCTTCATCGTGTCGACATTCGCGCATGGGTTTCGCGGAATGATACCTTCGTTGAACAGCCAGCCAAAATAGGAATTGAATACGTCCCGGACGCCATTCAACGTTCCATCCGAAATGCCACGCTCGGATTCTTTTGCAAAATAGTCACGAATGTGAGATGCAGTCACCTCTGCCGTCGAGATGTTCTCGGAGTTGAAGAAGCGGTTCAGAATGTACCAATATCGATTTGTCGTCTGTTTACTGCGTCCGCCTGCCAGCTTGGCATCCAGAAACCGGCGGACATAGTCGTTATTGGCAGCAGTCACGTTATCGGTGGCCACGCATTTCCGTACTTCATATGTCGGCAGGATTGTGTGCAGTGCCGCATACACCTGATCAAGATCCGAAGCAGTTATCTTGTCGCGCAGATAGCTGTTCATGTCATGGATCAGGTACTCTTTATCAACGTAGTTTGTCATCTCTCACACCGCAACGAACGCAATCAACGGCAGAAGGTAGAACCACATCAGTTTCCAGTTGCCGGTGGTGTATGCCATCAGCGTGATGCCTGCCACCAGTGCCATGCAAAAGAGGTTATCCAGCAGGACTATCCACACTTGCAGCACATTGTACGCATGGAGTTCTTCCGGGGTCATTTCGCGGAGTTCATTGTCATCCATGATCGCTTACCTCCATTCTTGCCGGGATATCAATCAGTTCTGGGTGCTTCTCCTCTGTCCACGCGAGGCCGCAGAGGTTCCAGATTGCTGCGATCAGATGGTCTTCATCGTTCTGGCCATCCATGTACTTCACCAGATGACGGAAGGCACTGTCAGCAAAGGAATGTGCTGGGATCCCTTTTTCCCAGTTCCTGTCTGAGTATTTCAGCGCGCCCTTCTCATAGTGCTGTGCCAGTCTAAGCAGGACACACATGGGCAGGAGGTCAAACCGTCCTTTGCCTTCGTGCATATCTCTGACAGCACCGGTGGAAAACTGTGTGCGCTCACCGGAGTCCTTTATCGGTTTTGGCGCGTGGAGCGCGTGCGTCAGTTCGTCTAATTCAGCCATTATTCTTCCTTTCCATATTCACATGACACGCCTCCGTGCCACGGATAATGTTTTGCAAATTTGCACCCAGTGCATATCAGCACCGGGACTTTATTGGTACCAAATACGTCCCGCGTTCCCGGAAACGGGCAGAGGCGATAGTTGCCTTTGAAGTCTTTCGCCTGTGCCCTGTCCATCAGGAACCGAACTGATTCAGAATGTGTCAATACGGTAATTCCTCATGCTTCGCGTCATACTCGGCCTCACAGGCCATTCTGGCCACCTTCTTCCAGCCGCGCTGACGTCCATATGCTGCGGTGTACTCCCGGTTCTCGGACTTCTCCCACCCGTCCATCTTGGAAAGAATAACGCCAACATCTTTGCTGTCCTTTGGCGTCGGATTGGAGGGATGTTCAGGATCCGCAGACAACACCTTGGCAACCAGTTCCTTGACGCAAACGAAATCACCAATGGCCTTCCCGGCGAGATATGCCTCGATGGCACCTATACGCCAGTCATCCTGTGTTGCTGCCTCTTGTGCTGCCCGGTACTCTGATACCAGATCCTCACGAGCATAGTTCGGCATCTTCCCTGCCTTGTACTTTGCCAGCGCCTCTGCCCAGCACTGCTCGATGTACTGACGGCATTCAGCTTCGTGCTTGAACAAGTCGTATCCATCGCAGTACGTCTGAACCGGGTAGAATCTTCGTCCGCCTGTTGCATCCATCAGGGGCGTCGGTAGATTCGTTGTGCCAATGAAGATGCAGCGCCTCGGCCGGTCGTCAACATTGCGGTCAAATGGTTTCCGGTAGTTGTCTTTCTGGCGCGTGATAAACGCCTTGATTGCCTCGACTTCTTTGGCGCGTGTGAAGGCGGCCAGTTCTGGTATCTCACAGATCCATTTACCATCCAGCTGTTCAATCGACTCTTTGCCTTCAACGGATTTGATTTCGCCGAAGTAGTTGTCATTGATTGCCAGAAACCGCACCAGAGAGGATTTACCTCCGCCCTGCTTACCGATCAAGATGATCACATCGTCCATCTTGCATCCCGGCATCATCATCCGCCAGATCCCACCGGCAAATATCAACCGGGAGCATTCGTGGACATATGGCGTATCGTCCGCTTTTGCCCACTTCGTCAGGAAGTGTTCACAGCGTTCCTCCCCGTCCCATTTCAGCTGGTTGAGGATATCCATGACCGGGTTGTATGCATTGTCCCGGAAGAAGATCCTCAGGGCGTCGTCATGCTTTGGCTTAGAATAAATACCGTACCACTCCTCTATATACCGTTTGCTGGTTGCCTCATCGGCGTCACTCCATTTGCGGGTCGTTATCTCGCCGGTGATCAGATTTGTGTGCTGGATCTCGGCGTAGTTCCCAAGAAGGTTGTACCGTAGAGTGCCGTCCAGAACCTCTGATGCGTACCCTGTGTCGTATGCCATGATGCTGTTGATATTGGATACAGACGCTTCTGGAAGTCCTTTGGAATCAAATGTCAACCACGGGTAGTCAGTCTGGTTCAGCACCTTGCGGATCTGGTCGTTGACAGCTTTGGCGTGCTTTGCCTTCTCGTCCTTGGAGATGGTGGAGAACACGCCTTGTAGCTGCCGTCCAGTTCCGCCCAACTCTTTCTCGCGTTCAATGAACAGCGCTTTGATTTGTGCCTTCTGGACATCTGTTTCCATCATGTCCCATGCCTTCTTGGCATTGCCGATCAACTCGGATATGCTTTCCACACTGGTCACATAACCGCTGTAGATTTCCAGCACAGGGTCTTTTGGTATTAACTG